GATTGCAGCGAATTGTACTTCTTCTTTATCAAAGAATACGAAGTTTGATTCAATAGCTGGTTCTTCTACCAATGATATGGCAAAGACCTCATCTGTTTCTTCATCTTCTATTACTAATTCAAATATTTGATTTTTTTCGATTTCCATACTACTTTAACAATTTTGTTTTAATTTATCCACCTACACCACCTGAGAAGGTAGCTGCTCTAGTTGTTCTTCTATCTAAAGCCTGTTGTGAAGTTACATCACCACTCACCACGTATGCTTTTATAGGTTTATTAGATGCTGCTCCGATTGTTTGTGCAATTTGTGAACCAGGCGATGCTTGTCCGCTTGTACCAGTTATTTGTGGTATTGCTGGACCTCCACCTACGGTTGGTGCGGTAGGTGCCGCTGCACTTGCAGTTTTTGGTGGTTGTCCACCTGATACTGAAGTTGCACTATCAGAGTTATTGATTTGTTGAATCGCTTTCACACCCGCTGCGATTGAAGATGCGATACTTAAACCTGCTGATATTGTGTTGATTGCAATCCAAGGTTGTCCAAACGTTAATGGAGATGCTGCCAAAGCCTTAGCGTTAGCAATACCTGTATTAACTATAATCTTTCCTATTGCTGCTGCCTGTTCTACAACTACACCAGCAATTGCTAATTTCTTATTCTTACCTGCAATTTCTTTTAAGAACGAACCAAATCCACTTGCCAAATCTAAGTAAGCACTTTGTAATTCTGCTTTAGCTTCTAATTCAGCCATATCAATGGCCTGTCTTTCATTAGCTGCCTGTTGAGCAATTTGAGTTCTTTGGTTTTGTGTTAAACCTTCTTGTTGTAAAAGTTCAGCTTCTTTTTGAGCAATTAATTCCCTTCTTCTATCAAATGAAGTACCAATTAAATTTAATTCATTATCAATACCTAATAACTGGTCATCAAGTCTAGTTTGTTCGATTGCACTTCTTTCAGCTTGTGCATCTAATACTATTTTAGTTTTCTGAGCTTCAGTAAGTTCAAGATTAGAAAGGGCTAGTTTTTCTTTTTCATCTACAACTGCGATTAATTCATCGTATCTTAAAGTTTGTTGAGTTAATCTTTCATTAGTTGCGTTTTCTCTTATAGATTTCTTTTGTTCTTCAGATAGACCTTCAACTGATAACATCATCTTTTCTTTCTCATTGATTAATGCTATCTCTCTATTATATCTTTGTTCTAATTGTGCAGTACGATTCTCATTTGCTAATTGTGCTTCTTCAAATGCTGCTTTTTGTGCATCTCTTTCCTTTTGTTTCTTTTCTTCTTCCTTTTTCTTTTGTTCTTCGTTAAACTTAGTATTGATTGCATCAACATCTCTGTTGTATGATTCTAATACTGCAGTTTTATCAGTTATTCCAGCTTTTTCTAATGCAAGTAAATCAGCATTAAGCTTCTCACCTCTTTTGTATATCTCTTTATCTCTATCTTCTAATGTTGATAGATACGCTTCAGTTAATATTTTATTTGCAGCCTCTACATCTTTTAATCTTTGTTCTTCTAATTTCTTAGCTTCCTCTGCTGCTTTTTCACCTCTTTCTTTTCTTTTTGCTGCCGCTTCTTCTGCTGCTTTCTTTTCAGCTTCGGTCATTCTCTTTGTACCTTCGGTAAATGCTTTAGAGCCTGTATCCATTCCGGTCTTAACTCCATCTACAACAGCAGTACCAATACCTTTGGCTGTACTCTTAACATTATCTACAAAGTTAGTAACACCATTCTTAACTGTTTCACCAACTTGCGTTACACCTTCTTTAATTAGGTCTAAATCAAATGTGAATACACCCTTAAGAACTTTACCTGCACCCTGAGCAACTCCAATAAATGTTTTAAAATAGTTTACTAAGTTGTTTATAACAAATCCACCCAACTCTTTTGCCACACCTATCACAGCAGTAAATGCACCTGCTAAAACTCCCATCGTTACCGAAAGGGTTTTCATTACCTTTTCGTTAGATAATAATTCAATAACTAAATCAGCCAATATCATAGCAACAGGCTCAATTACTGCAAATACACCGTTCATTATCTTTTCAAATGCTTCGGTGATTTTATTCAGTTTCTTTTGTCCTTCTTCAGTTCTACTTAGAGATTCTTTGAATGCAGTAATAGCACCAATAATAAGAACAACTGCTCCTAATGCTAATTTAAATCCTAAACTAAATTTATTTAATCCTTCTTGAAATCCTTTTAAGGCTCCACCAACTTGTCCAATAGGACCAGGTAATGAAGCTAATTGGTCATCAAATTGACCGGCTTGGAAATTAACTCTATCTTGCGCATCGTTAAGGTCATCTAATTTCTTTCTTAGTTTTTCAAATTCAGCAGTACCTTCTTTACCTTCATCAGCAAGTTTTTGTAATCCAACTGTGGTTTCTCTGATTTGTGATTTAAGTGATTTAAATTTACCACCGGTCTTATCAGCTTCATCACCTAATTTTCCAACTTCATCGCCGCCAGTTACTTCGGTATCTACTATTACCTTATATTCAGTAGTGTTATCTGCCATACCACATGCGTTTTAATAATTCTTTTACTTGTTTCCAACTATAAGGAATTTTTCTATTACCTTTAGCAAAATCTACGTTTTTTGAAACACCGTAATATTCTTTTGCAACTAATAAATCTATTATATTCTTTATCATACTATTATAACATTTAAGATTGTACATTTAACGAACCCTCTAAGATAGGTCCTAATAATTGAATATTACACTCTCCTGTGGATAAATTGTAATCATTAATCGCACGAAGGTGGTAATCATTCCCTCTGAAGTTCACGATATCATTCAATTCCATATCAAAGTAATCTGCCAATGGAATAACCGCAGATGCGTTCATTAAACGAGTTCTAGGACTATACAATAGGTTTACATAACTACTCCAATATTCTGAATATAAGGATGTATTTGGTTGAGAACCATATACAGGTTGTTCATTAAAAAATAGTAGAGATTTAGAACCTGTTGTAGGAAATTGTGAACCCGATGGTGCACTATAATTGTCAAAGTATGGAAATTTAGTTGTTTCGTGTGTAACATTATTACCATCTACTAAATAATATGATTCACAATCAATTTGTCCATTATAATAAAGCAAACGAGGTTGTACTCTGGTTGGATTATAATTTTGGTCAGAGATATAAGTTGGTATGTATATTGGTATAATTTGTGACATATAATATTATTTTTTTAGATACAAGGTTCTCCGAAATCAGTACATGTTCCTATGTAATAACTTAATACAGCAGTTGATGGGTCAATACTATACAACTGACAACTATTTAAATCATATAGAATTCTATAACCGGTAAATGGTATAGTACCATCAGAATCAAGATATAATACATTACCAAAATTAAGTGTTCCATCAACTGTATAAACAGCATTGTAATCATAGTTTAATTGACAAACATTACGAGGATTACCACTTATACTCATTCCATATTGTCCAACATAGAATACTTGTTGTGTTGGATTTAATCCTGCAACTGAACCGGATACTCCTGTTCCTGCTACTTGTAATAATTGTGTTGATGATACCGATGTTTTAACTTCAAATTTACCTTGTGAGAAAAAGTTTTGTAAATCTGTATAATATGATTTACCAAATTCTCTATTGGCAGCTTTACTAAATTGTTGTGAAATATAATCCTGGTCTAATGTATCACCAAAGTTTAATTCGTTTACAGCTAAGTTGTTTGCTGGTATTACTTCTAATTTATCGTTTAAGTTAATATATTTGTTAAAATCCCATCTTCTACCTTTATTATACCATTGGTTAAACGGTTCTATAATAAATGTGTTTATTGAAGTTTTAGATGGATATATTACTAAGTTAAATTTCTTTTGTATAGATGTTATAAAATCAATTTGTTTAATACCCGATGTACCAAATGGCATATTAAGAGGTATATTCATAATTCTACCATCAGCCGCTTGATTTACCTTTGTTACTTGTAAAAATGATTTACTTGTACCACCCGGATCCATCGTTACAGTTGGTAATGTTCCAGTAGATACATTAGGCCTTTGTTTAATTTGGAAATAATAATTTCCTACTGGTAATTTATCAGTTGTAAATTCACTTTGTAATTGATATGTTGTATTAATTCCAACAGTAGAACCTCCTCTACTTTGTTGCAATTCATCAAAAAATTGTATATAAGATTGTATTGCTCTTAATGAATATTCTACACCACTACCAGTCTCTACTAAACGAAGTTGCCATGTTCCATTTGTTGAAAAAGTACCAGGCATATTATTTACTGAACAACTTACATTTATATTTAGGTTTAATATTCCTCTTAGAGAGCTTGATACTTCTACTCTATATGCGCCATTATTATAAAAGTTTTGTGGGTCTTCCAATTTGTTATACCAAGGTAGGGTAACAAATGTATTAGCAGGTAATTGGACATCTGTCATACCACTTCCAGTAATAGCTCCAACTTTAACAACTCCGTATGTTTCTAAATTAACATCACTATAAACTGGATAACGAAGTGCTCTATTACATACTAAATAAATGTCATCTAATCCACCATTATTTATAAACGATGATGAGTATGTATATCCCGCTTGATTGAATATTGCATCTAAAACTATCTTTGCTTTAATAGCAGGTTTAAAATTCTGCGTAGTAAGAGCACCATCTGCATCATCTACACCAAACTGATTAAGATTACCCTTTGTAAATTCTAATTTTTGTCCATATTCTGCCAATGGATATACAATTGAACCAGAGAATAAATCTCCACTCCAACTTGCTGAAATACTATTATAAGATGATGTGTGATTATAAGCACTTAATGAAGTTAAATCAGTTAGATAACTTCTATTAATCTCTCTAGCAAAAGAAGATACTGCACCAAAGATAGTTACTTCGTATGAATCAATAAACTTATTCGCATATACATTTACTTTATTAAGTTGTAAATAACCTTGCGAAAGATATAATCCACCGAAATCTAAATAAGCTGGAACTTTTATGTTGGTAGCAAATGTATCAGGATTAAATACACTAATATCATACACATGCTCAAAGAAAGCATTGTTCTTTTTGGTACCGGGCAACGTAATCTGCCTAGTAAAATCGGCAGGTATAACACCCAAATCAAATAGACCTGTAACATTATCAGATAACAAAATGTCTTCATCTTTAAATAAATCTAAAATTTGTCCGTCTGCAACCAATTGGAATTCAATTCCTTGTGTACTTAAAAGCCCCATATATTATAAGATTAATTTGTACCCTTGTCCAAAATCTAAATCAAATGTATATTGTATTAACTTATCTACTACACCAGTCTTAAACGTTACATTATTAGTACTGATTGTAAGAGGTAATAAGTCAGTAGCCGATTTAACCCAATATATTTCTTCCGAAACTAACAATTGTTTGAATATATCATTATATGATTCATCAACCCAATCAGTATTAATCTGAATAGATTGTTTTGAGTCTGTAATATAATTTAAGTTTGAACTATCGGATTGATTATATGAAAGTGTTGGACCTGACCAAGTTCCTAATTGTGGTTGATAACTTCTCTTTTCAGTTGAAAATGATTGTTTATTAACCATATAGAATGAGAACCAATCGAATTGACCGTATCTATTCTTCCATTTAAGTCTAACGTTTGGATACTTTTGTTGACAAACCACTTCGTAGTACACTGGCGAACCCAAGGCAGTACTATCATTGAATGCTTGGATAGAATATGAATCTGATAATGTGCTTATCGGGAAGCCGTTCGCTTGAGGTGCTAGAGGGTATTGTTGAATTTGTTGAGAAGATGAAACACTACCACTTAATGTAAAGTTTGCACTACCTAAATTACCTGTGTAAACTAATTTATTTGGTTGTATTCCACTCGTTGTTCCTACATAAACTCCACCATATCCTATATCATTTGATAATACTGATTGAGTAGCAGGACCATCGGTCATTAATGGCCAATGTACTGATTTAGATGTAATTTGTTGTCCAATTGGTTCATCAAATAATGCGTATCCATCTAATGCTTTATATGTACCACTTTCAACGTGTGAAGATGTTACATAAATCGAAGATGAGAGATATCTAAAATACCCATCTACTTTAAAATATTTTACGTTTGAAGGATTAATTTCTGCTGAAGCAGTTAATGTTGAATTAAGAATTCTACCAACATCAAAAATACCAACACCACTTGCATTTGGATATTTTACTAATGTGTAATTTTGTATTGAAGAAGATTGGTTTGGCGTTCCATCCCAATAATATAAGTCTAAATAATATTGAAATGATGCAGAAGTGTACACTAATCCACTCTCCGATAATGTAAATATCGTAGGTGATTGTACTAACGATGCCGTTGCAGGGAATTGGTTATATGTTAAAGCCATCTAAAATCTTTTATTAATTTAACCTTCTTAGAACAAAAAGTATTGGAGGGTTATCTAGCCGCCCTTTCAGCAGCTAAATTCTTAAATGCTCTCTTAATACCTATTTCTATTACAGGTATAAAATCTTTTTGTATCACTCCACCCATATACTCATCAATTGTTTTCTTTAGGAGTGGGTCATTAGATGCCTGTTGAGCGAATGGTCTTGGTTTACCAGCACCAACACCCGTACCATTACCCCATTCTACCCATTTACCATATGTTGCGCCCGGAGGTGCAAATTGTAAAGATATAGTTTGTTGTGGTAATTGAAATTCAGTTGTAGTAGTAGCCGCACTTTTAATCATTTGTGCTGCTGTATTATATGAACCTATTGTATTATATAAATTACCGGTCTTATACGCAGGTTTCCAATTCCCACTTATCATATATAATTGGGAAAGTTTTGCGTATGTTTGAGCTACTTCCTCTAATGTTTTCATTAACAATCAGTTTGTACACCTTTAATATCTAATGCAGTACCCAATAGGTTAGGATATAAACAAAGGTCTTGCTGATTAAATACTTCTAAATCAAATGTACAAACCCAACCTGCTAATGCATTTGGAAATTCATTCTTAAATGGTACAGCTCTAGGTTCTGTTACTATATCTAATGCATCAGTCCCTCTTTGTGTAAAAGTAAGTAAATCGTTTAATATTGAAAATGTATTTGCGTGTATATCAACCGTGTCATCACTACCATAAAAAGGTACTGTTTCATCGTTTGCACTACCAATACTTTCATCGTTTTTTAATTTAACTTTATCCGCAATAGTAAGTTGGACTGTATAATGAAGTACTTTTTGTTGGAATCTAGCATTTGTTATTATCACATTACCAATTGGATATTGTGGAAATTCATCCATATCTAATTCAAAATTGTTACCATAAGTAACCCTTTGAATAGATGGGTGATTCTTCATTATTGTTTTGAAGTAGTTAATTACATTATAATATAAAACGTAATTAGTACCTAAGTTATTTACTAAATTTACAGGCATATTATTATAAGTTTATTCCACCAAAATAAGCATTTCCCATATCAGGGTAGATTTGTGTTTGATTTCCTACTGATTGATAGTATTGAGGTATTTGATTAGAATATGATATTAGATAGTTTTGCATTCTAGTCGCGTAGTAATCAGCGTTGTTCATAGCTTTTTGAAGAAGATAATCTACTTCGTTTTTGCTTACCGATTTAGCCGTTTCTGTTTCATGCTTCACTGCACCTTCACTTTTGAATTGTACCCCACTAAAAGGAATGTATTCAACACAAGCGTACCATATTAGAGTAGGCTTGATATGTTCGTTGATTAGGTCCTGATAATAGGAATCTAATGAACCAACTGTCCCTGCTACTATACGAGCTTGTAAAAAATCAAATAATACTGTACCTAATAGGTTTAGGATGTATTTGTCCTGCGCAGTTCTCACAAAGTTAAGTAATCTATCTGCATCAATAGAACCCTGTAATGGGGTGTTTTTGATTATATCGTTTCTTGTTATAAATAAAGCGTATGCCATATCTTAAATATTTTTATATGTTTCAAAATTCTTAGAGAAGTTTGGATTAGTTTTTGAATAATCCATTAAGGTTTCAGTTTCTATATTTTCATCAACTGATGATGGATTATCTTCAATCTCCGCAGGGTTTTCCGATTGTTCGTTAATATCGTCTTGCACCTGGTCAATTGTTTGTCCTGTTTCCTCTGCTGTTTCTGAAAGGATTACCAATGGTGTTAATTGTTCAAAGTATAATTCAGAAGCCTCATACCCACCAACACTCAATGCTTCTGATAAGAAGTTAATGATTAAGTTTTGGAATGGAGTAATTGTCATTGTTTGTAAAATAGAGTAAGCTGTTTTCATTTCCTCTGATTGAGAACTAAATCCATTAGATACAGTTCTGATACCAAATAATAATGGTGATGTTACTCTATGTGCAACTAAGATTCTATCTTGTGCGTATTCTGCAACATACTTTGTTTTATCATGCAGATTATCAGTTTGTATAGTTTCTATTGTTGGTTTTCTTTCAGGATCGTCATTGAATGTGATAATAAAACGTCCTGCATTTCTTGTGCCTGTAAATTTCTGCTCAATTAGGTCTTCAATTGTATCTCTTTCTTCAGGAGCTGGAATACCATTGTTCATATTCAACATTACTAATGGTAAGAAACCATTTTCAATATTGTTTAAATGTAAGTTAGATAATTCAGCTTCTACAAAAGATAATTGTAAAGCAGGAATCCAATCAGGTAGTGAATAATAATATTTACCTGGTGAATAGTTTTTAATCCAAAGAATTTCCATCTTATCTCTAGAAGTACCAAAAGATGCTATCTTCTTTTTATTTCTTTGTGCTTTATGGTCACTCCAATCAGTACAATAATAATAGTTTTCTATTTTTGGATTTTCATAAAGTTTCTCAGCTCTAAAGTTTTGTACTGGAGCGTGGAACATCTTTATAATCTTTTCATGCTTATCATCCCAATATACTTGAAATGCAGCATTACCATATAATTTTAAATCAAATGCTACACGCTTCATTTCTTCTTGTGGAAGTATCTTACCTAATGTTTGTTCAAAGGCCTTATTCTTTGTGTAAATACCTTTACCATATATTAAGTCAGCTATCCCTTCTATACATGCTGCGTTTGTTGTAGAGTTATTATAAGCATCGGTTACATTCTGAAAGAAATCATCAGGTCCGATAATACCAACAGGCACCCATTGATAGCGTGTTTTTGTATCTTCAGTTATTACAGGGATGTCTTGTTGTGCCATATTTACAACACTTAAATTTTGATTCAATTTCATATTATTCTAAAATTATATATTCGTTGTTACTCACATTACTAATATAAACATCTTCCAAAGGAATCTGATTTACATAGTTAGGTTTATTAACAGATTGAGATGTAAATACACTA